CGATATATCAAGAGTTTCTCGACACTTTACCTGAAAAAGAACAGAAAAAGAAGTCATATGATAGATACAACACTTTCCTTGTATTTCAGTCTGGAAAGGTCATCCATTCAGGCATATCAAATGAATACATGAAAAAAGCATATTATGACTTCCTCGATATTATATATTCATGCTATGAACAGATTGAAGAGAAGCTTGATACTAATTAAATTTATTATAACATTATATTTTCAGTTTTAATTAAACTGAAAATAAAACACACAGTTTCAATCTCTTTTTAAACTGTAACTAGTATTCTATCAAACTTCTGTTATCGGTAAATATCAGAACCCAACCCATTTCAGTCTCGTCTATATCTTTTATAGTCTTCATTTTAACCCATCGATATAAGTTTTTAAGAAACGATACAAAACCAAGAGCATTTTCAACCGAAGATGATGCATTCAATCCTCTGTAAAACATGTAAGCATAAAAAGCATAGTTATACATTTATTATTTGTATTTATTTTTTATCTCATTAATAAATGTCTATTCACGATACATCTTCAATTGATGTCAATCTTCAAAATATGGCAAATATTCAATATCAAATTCAAAGGAAAAAGTATAATGAAACTCCATATTATGCTACACAGTCTAATGTAACTCAGGTTATTACTGATTATGATGAACTTCCATATAGAAGATGGTATAGGGGTATGCCTGAGTCTGAAGTTCCAATTATAGCAGAAAGAGAAGCTGGTTACAGACCTCTAATTAAAAGAATATATCTTGAGGAAAAAACTGAACCTGAAAAGATTAATCACTGCTTTGAGTCTGCATGTTCTGTAGTATATCCATGCTATCCTGAATATCTCAAGAAGTATTCTGATAAAGATCAGATGAATGTTATGCTTAATAAATCTTGTATGAATAAGAGATTGTAAATTTCTTATTGGTTATAATTCAATATGAATTCATATTGAATTTGATTAATTCGTTAAATGTCGATACAAGAGTAAACAACAATTCTTTTGTATGTATTCTATATCAGTCGTTGAGTTCATATCAAAATCACGAATCATCATGTCATCACAATAAATCCAATTGTTTTGCAATCTGACAATTGAAGAGTAATGTCCGCTATTTATACTTTCTCCGTGATGGAGAATAATTCCAATCAATTCATAATGTCTATTCAGTTTTGTGGTGTCGGTTCCTTCTATACTTTTTTCTAAATTTATAGGATAATCAATATCAAATTCATATTCGAACTTTAAACTTTTATAAATTTTAGTAAAATCAGATTTACATCTTCCAACTTTAATAAACAGATATTCAGGTAAATTTGTAAATATGGTTTGAACTTGAGCTATAGGTGAACTGCAATCACACTCTGTTTTCAATTCATTTATGTTATGAGCCGATATCATGCTAATAAGAAAATCCTTAAAATCAATCTCCTCATTACTACTATTATTTAATTCTTGTGATATAATCATACTTTCCATATCCTCAGGACCAAATCTATATTTATTACAGTTTAAACATGATATGATCTGTTTTGAACTGCAAATCAGCTTGTTTTTGTATATATCTTGTTGTATAAGATCAACATATTTATCTACTATAAACTGAACAACTTCGCAAGCATCTTGTTGTGTTCCTAGTTGATACTGCATACTTTGACAGATAAAACTATATAACCTCAAATACTTATTTAATTCTTCTTGATTATTTTCAACATCAAAAACAGACTGAATATCTGTTATAAATAAATTTTGACTATTGTTTTCATCCTTAAAACTAAAGTCTGAAATCAATTTGCATAATTGTATAGATGAATTAAAATAGCATGAAGATCCTATATTAGGCAATCCTTTTACCGTATATTCCATTTGTTATCCGATAGTTTTATTTAAATTAACTTATCTAACCTATAATAAATGGCATCGGTAACAAATTCAGCATCCGCTATCATCATATTACTTGAAGTTCAAAACCAGGTTAAAATTTATCATTTTCAAACAAAATCATATGCAAGACATATGGCTTCAGATAGACTGTTTACCAGTTTGGTTACAAACATCGATAGATTTGGAGAAGTTTTACAAAGTGAATCTAGAATTAAATTGAATAAAGTTTCTAAATTAACAGTTCAAAATTTAAATGATAAACAAATGTTTAGTTATTTATCGGATTTTGCAAGTTGGCTCACTGATATTCTTCCTAAACTAATTGGAAATACAAAGAGAAAATACAGCGAAGATCTTATGAATATAAGAGATGAAATACTAGCCGATGTAAATCAGACTTTGTATCTTTTTAGCTTTAATTAATTTATTTCGTATATAATAAATGGCTATATGCGATAGAAGAGATGAAAACTACGATAATCAAATGAAGTTGGAAGAGTATCTATTTGGTCCTGAATTTAATTCAGATAATTTAAACCTCATCAACGATGGGAAAATAATAGTTGTAAAAACAAAAAGCATGACCTTCAATTTGAATAGAGTTGATAAACCTATCGGTGAAGGTACTGCCGGTACAGTATTCAAGTTTATCGACAATGTAAACCAAGTTAATATTGCAGTTAAAATTACATCAAGTAATAACGAAGAAGAAATTGCAAATCAACTTAGAATGAGTGACTGTGCAGTCTTGCATGTTAGATATGTTGATGGTCTCAAGATAAATAATAAGTTTGTATACTTCATGGAACTCGCAGAAGGAGACCTACATGATTGGGCTCGTAAAATGATAGATAAATACAGAAATGGTATACCTAGACACATTCTATATAGTGTTTGTGTCTCTATTTGGAAACAACTTGATTGTCTATTTGAACTTGGAAGATTTTATACTGATATAAAGCTTGAAAATATTTTGTTCAAATGTCCTCTACCAAACAATATAGAAGAAGAAAATGTTAGATTTATGCTCGGAGATTTGGAGAGTGCTGTTCCTGTAAATGGAGTACTTGGGGCAACTTACCCTCCATATGAATATAAAAATATGAGAGGATTACTTCCTCAATATATTTATTATTCAACTGTTTTAACTTGGGGATTTGGAATTTTAGTGTTTTCACTGCTACCATCATCAGAAGGTGTTCCTCCGGAGATTGCAAAAATGGCTAGAGAATTTTTAAACAACAGACTCTTTTTTAGTTATTTCAACGATGTAACTTCTGACGAAATATCAGATGTAATTACAGCTGTAAATAAGTATAGTTTTATAGACCTTCAAGGATTATTAACAATCATATATGACAGAGAGGAGTGGAGATTCCCTATATACAAAGAGATCGAGAAAAGTGAAGACGATACATTATCTGGTATGTTTAAACAGTTAGACAGGTTCCCAGATGAAAATTGTGCTTACAGAAAAGTATCATTAGACGATCTGAAGAACTATAAAAATACATGTGTAAGAAAAGATTTTTTAAAATTAGCAACAAAACTGCATCCTGACAGAAATCATGGTTGTCAAAATACAGAATTAATAAATGAGCAGTTTAAGGTTCTTTCTTCTTATAATGAAACATGCAATAGAAAAACTGCCCCTGTAAGGCAACCTACTCCAGTGAGGCAACCTACTCCAGTGAGACAACCTACCCCTGTAAGGCAACCTACTCCAGTGAGACAACCTACCCCTGTAAGGCAACCTACCCCTGTAAGGCAACCTACTCCAGTGAGACAACCTACCCCTGTAAGGCAACCTACTCCTGTAAGGCAACCTACTCCAGTGAGACAACCTACCCCCGCGAGACAAGCTACTCCAGTGAGACAACCTACTCCAGTGAGACAACCTACCCCCGCGAGAGCTTATATACCTAGACCCAGACCTCAACGGAGAACTAGTCCTATAAAACCTTCTAGACCTCAACCTCAACCTCAACCTCAACCTCAACAGAGTCCTGCAAGTGAACCATTAAAAAAAGCTTTATCCAGTATGACAATTAGTGAATTAATAATTATATCTCAACGATTGGGAATAAAAATTTCCGGGAAAAATAAATATATGCTTATACAATCGATTTTGGAGAAGGATAAAATAGGATCTACTTCAACCAGAAGAAGACCTTCAACCAGAAGATCATCGTCAGTACGAAGACCTTCATCCAGAAAACCAAGAACCAGAAAAACATCGTCAGCTAGAAAACCAAGAACCAGAAGATCATCGTCAGCACGAAGACCAAGAAAGTAATTATATTTTAAATTGTATACAATTTAAAATTAAATAATGTTATGTTTATTGTTTTTGTTCTGTTTCAACTATTTCCTCTTGAATTTCAACTTCAAAATTAAGATTATTTAAATCATAGTATTTAATATTTCCACCATGTTGAGTATAGATTTCCTTCCTAGTTTTGAAGTGCTTTTCAAGTATTCCATTCTTATCTACAAAATCATATACAATAGGTTCAGTATCTTGTTTCCTAAAGATACGACCAAGATATTGTATGAAGTATTCTTCGAAGTCAGAAGCAAGTAATAATGTATCGAGTTTATCATGGTCAAAACCAGTCCCGCATTTTTGACCGGTAGCAATAAGGATTCGTGCTTCTCTGTCGAATACCTGATTATCACCCAAAAGGGAGGTTGCATGTTCACCGTATTCTGTAAGTCTATTCAGTATGTATTCACCTTGCGATATCCGTTTCACAAGAACTAAAAAGTTTCTATCTGAATATAATAAAATTAGTTTGACTATCAATTCATTTCTTTTATAATCGTTTGCTTGTTCATCAATTAAGGCACTCCAGTTCAATTGACCGTTTGAATTGTATTGTATTTCTGGTTTGAATTCTGTTTTAACCTTGTATACAGTATGACTTCTCCATAGTTTTCTACATACCTTATTTGAACCAAAGTATATATCAATTAGTTTATCAAGACTATCAGGTCTGTAAGGTGTTGCACTTAGCCCTAATAGATATCGTGGAAAAACAGTCATGAGTGACTTCGAAAGAGACTCAGCCATAATTAAATGAATTTCATCCACAATTAATGTTCCAATATCGCTAAAGAATGTATTTGGTAGTTTCGGAACATTGATTGCATTAACAATATAAAAGTGAGATTGTTGCTGTTTTTTGCTTTTTGCAGTTACAATTTGAATTGAAGCTTCAGGACAGAACTTGGTTATGCTGTCTTTCCATTGATTCATAAGGACTATTTTATTAACAATAATCAGTGTTTTAAAGCCTATACCAATTGCCATATTGATTGATGTGCAAGTCTTTCCAAAACCAGGGTATGCACTGATTATTACACTTCCAGTTGAACTTAAGAACTTTAGTGCTTCTTTCTTAATCTGCTTTTGTTCTTCTCGTAATGAACCACCAAATGTTAGACAATCAAAAGTTGGGAATGAGTCTCTTTGAGGTCTTGGTATATTGAGTTCACTTGAAGCGAAACCTAGGGGTATAATAACATCGTTATCTATTATATCGTACGGGTATATAGAACGAGTCATATTTTTAGGACCGTATTTATTTGAATTTTCAATCTTGATTTCAAGGTCATTATCAACTTTATGTTTCTGTTCATATGATAGGTTATCGATTGATATGCGAATTGACATTTTGTTTATTCTTTTATTAATTGGATTGCTTTTCAATTTAAATAAACTATTTGAGGAAATAAATTTATATGTATATGATTGAAAGCAAATAATGTGTATTTACAATATCATTTGATATTGTAAATTATTCCATTTGAGAATATATATACCAACCCAGAGTTAAAAATTTAAGGTAATCTTCAGTTGAAAAAGTAAATTCGTTTTTCCTTTCTTTGAATTTGTAGCAAGTGTAAAATTCACATATAGCTTTGTATTGCTTGTTGGAGAGGTTATCTTGATCTACGGATATGATTAGGTTTTGAAGGAATGAAATTAGCTTGTCTTTACTTGGATTTTCCATGTCTGTATTTAGGATTGTTTATGTATCTCTTTAAATTATTCTTAATTCCAAAGAAAAAGAAGTTTAAAAACCGGCATTGCATCGTCGGTCGAAACCCTCTTTCGCATTCATGGCTTGGTTAACCATACGAGTGTTCTGTCCCGCAGCAGCAGCATCATTTTGAGGATTAAGGACCTTGCATCTGGGAAATACATTACCAGCAAGAGTTGATGATTGTCCAAAGTGAGGGTTATTAGAGTTCATGTTTCTGATCTCAGCAGTTCGACTAACCGAGTTATTGTAATGCATGTTATCGAGGTAGTTACCCTGGTTGATACCAGAGGCATTCAATGTAATATATTCGGTATACTTAGGTCTGAAAACATCGTTTTCAACCATGACTCTATCTAAAGCACTGTTGCAACCAGCGGACTTTGTATAGAATGAGTCAGGACATACTGGTCGTCCCGCAACATCTAATCCATTCCAAAGGGGACAAAGCATATTGTTTGGATTTAGGAATCTATCAGAATTAATTTTGTCAGCATAGCCAACATCAACCTTACAAACACGAAGGGAAGCATTTAATGATAAAGAAGACATTTATTATATAGGAGAAGTTATTTTATAAAATAAAATATTGAAAATTATTTAAGATTAAATTGAAACACAAAAAAATTAGTACCATTTAATAAAGATGACGACTACTTCACACTTTCAAAAGAACCCTGACTATTATACTAATGAACAAGAGTGTAAACAATGTAAATATGAACAAGACGAAGTATCAACAAATCCCCGTTATAAACATTTCATTCATAATCATTTTAAAGCTGGAGATGAAGAGCAGTTTCAAACATATCGTTATGCAAAAGCAATTGAAAATCGACCTGTTGCTGATATAGATTTGAGCGGAAACCTATTTTCTGCTTTTGAGTTTCCTACATGGGAAAAGAACCAGAACATTTCAAGTGAAGCGACCTTGGATACATTTCGATATATATTTAACAAGTTCAAAAAAGGTATATTTATTAAAATCGTAAATAATCAGTTGAAAGTCTTTTTGCCTTTTTCAAAAGTTCATTTTACCAATGAATGGAGCGAGTACTTAAAAGCTGACCCAAAATATCTCGAATATTGCCCTAACCAAATTAAACACGATTCTAAATTTGACGAAGAGCAAAAGTATATGTATGGATTTTTAAACTATGTTTCAAAGTTAGAAAAAAGACCTTTCAATCCTAAGAGAACCAATCCTAATTTTGAAGAATGGGTTGGAAATGGTTGTATTCTCCGAAAAGAGATTCCTGTTCATGAAGGTGAAAACAATGTTTCAACTATTAAAACAATGTTTGAGGAACTTTGTGCTTCAAGGGAAGTTCCCGATATCGAGATGTTTGTTAATAGGAGAGATTTTCCAATCATGACAAGAGACTCAACAGAACCATATAACAATTTATTTAACAGTTCAAATGTTCCTCTCGTTTCACACAACTATGAGAAGTATATTCCTATTTTATCTTATTCCGTATCTGAAAGAAATACTGATTATCTCTATCCAACTTGGGACGATTGGGCTCGTGCTAAGAATCAAGAGGATGGAGTTTGGTTCCCACCATCTTGTGCAAACTATCTTTACGACTTTAGTGCTCCTTGGGAAGATAAGATACCAACTGCTATATTTAGAGGTGCGACAACAGGATGTGGAACGACAATTGAAACCAATCCACGATTACGAGTTGCTCAGATATCATTAACAACTGAACCTGATGAAAATGGAATACCTTATCTTGATGCTGGTGTTACAAAATGGAATGTTCGCCCAAGGAAACTTCAATATGAAAAATATGTACAAACGATAGAAAAAGATTCATTTGATTTTGGATTGGTTTCGTTTAAAACACCAGCTGAACAATCTCGTCATAAATATATAATTCATATTGAGGGTCATGTATCAGCCTTTCGTTTATCTCTTGAGATGAGTATGGGTTCTGTGATTCTTTTAGTTGATTCATCATGGAAACTATGGTTTAGTAATCTGCTTAAACCGTATGAACATTATATTCCAGTCAATTCAAATATGGATAATCTTGTTGACCAAATTAAATGGTGCAGAGAGCATGATGATGAATGTAGAAAAATAGCCACGAATGCACTTCAATTCTATAAGACATATCTTAGTAAACACGGTATTCTTGATTACATGCAAAAACTACTTGTTCATCTTAAAAATCAAATGGGAGAAACAAACTATGTTACAGTTCCAATTAGAACACAAGTTAAACAAGAATACAAACATATTTCAACTGAGAATAAATATCCCGAAACAACGAAAACGATTGAAGATATCAATAATATACCACCTATGGGCAGATGTCACGGTCTATTGAAAGGAATTGAGTTCATTTCCAATATGTTTAATATAAATTTTGAAAAGCTTGAAATTATACAAGAATTATCACGGACGAAGGATGAATCAACTATCGTCAATCTAAAACAGTTGGCTGGCTTCAATTTTGCAATCAAAACTACAAAAGAAGGTTCAGGTCAAAAAGAACTTGAATATATAAACGAAGCATATATCGGAACCAATGTTATCAATAATTTATCGAAACATATTCCTAATTTCGCATATATATTTGGACTTTACAGGAATAAGAAGAAAGTCAATGTGATAACCGAATATATCGAAGGAGAGACATTATCTGAATATCTGTCGGGACCTCAGTTCAATATGAATGAGTTTATGTTTATTTTGATACAGTTGTGTTTTGCCCTCAAGGTTGCTCAGAATCGATGTGGTTTTGTTCATTATGATTTGACACCGTGGAATATCATTTTGAAACGGATTCCGAAACCAATATCGTTTGATTATTTAATTGGTCATGACAAAATATACAATATATCAACGACTGTTATCCCTATCATAATTGATTATGGGAAGTCTCATGTTATTCATAATGGGTATCATTATGGTCTCATTAATATGTTCAATTCATCTGTGTCTCAAGATATTTTTACCTTACTAATTAAAAGCCTTAGTATTATAATAACTAAAAAATTATCTCCAAACGAGTTCAATTTGATATTCAGACTTTCTAACTTTATCAAACCTTTCAGAAATGCAAAAGATATTCGGAACTATCTTGCGAAAACCAGAAAATACGAAGAGCTGATCATTTTAAATAAACATGAGTTAAACAAGGATCCGATCGACCTCGTTTTATATATGATAAATAGAGGCATAGTATCGAAAGGTTTGTATCGAGAGGTGAATGTATATAATCAGTTTATGAATCAAGGGAATGCAAGACAGGTTTTTGAATATATCTTATCTTCAACAAATGAGGAAAGACTTCAATCATATATTAATGTTATTCAAAGATTCAAAATTTGCACATTACCGCAATCTGAAAATATATTTGTAGAATACTATACTGCTCAAAGCTTTCAAAAGAGCTTTCAATCACTAAGAGATAACATGGTAACTTTTGCCAATGTATCAAAAATCAATATTGATTCTCAAGTTAAAGTGTTTGAAATACTTTTCGGTATGATTGAAAGGATATACAAAACAAAGATTGATTCTTTTCAAAATGAAAAAATCGAATATCAAATTAATACTGATAATATTGAAAATCTAATTAAAGCACCTTATACCGAAAATACATTTCAGAATAAAAATAAAATAATTGGATTGCTTGCAGGTTATAATATTGATACTTATGTTGATTTCGATTTGACAGATTATAGAGATATTGTTGAAAGTGTTTTTTGCTATAAGGGTAAGTATGAACTGATCGATACTCATTATCAGTTCTATTTTGATAACTTTAGAGAATTACTGGAAATCAATCCATTTAATATGATGAATAACAATGCTAATATAAAGACATTGATTGCAGTCTCGAACTTAACTTATAGAGGATTAATAAAACCTGATATTATGAGTCTTGTCTCGAGATATTAATGTATCGTTTAGATTAAAATTCAATAAATTTTAATCTGTTATTAAAACAAAAAAATAATTTATATCTTTGATATAGATAAATGTTGAACAACAATTTAATTGGTGCATTGATTGCGATTCTCGTATCAATTCTATTTGCATTTAAGCTTAACGATAATTCGAATAAAAAAGAAGGTTATGCTGGAGGGATGCCTCAAAGAAAACTTGTAGTAGATAAAGTTTCAGCCTTTGTTCCAAATAAAGACTGTAATAACCCTGATAAAGTTCAGTTTTATTCCGTATCTAATTTTCAGAGTAACCCTTCCCAACGAGGAACTAACCCTAATATAGGACCTTTGTTGAGAACTCAATTAAGCAACCCTGCAAGACTATCAAACGATATTCGTCTGAAATTTGACTCATCATGTAAAACAATGACTAGTGTTGAAGACTTTGCTGGTATGGTTGAAGAAGGTTTTGATAGCAACTGCAAAGTAGACTCTTCTTATGCTTCCCTTCCAGTAGTCCAACCTGATTATGCTGCTGGAAACTTTAACTCTCAAGAGAGAAAAGATGTGATTCTCTCTGATATGATGCCTGTAGGAGACATGAGAGCTGCGGTTGATGATGAAGGTAATCCGGGTAATATTGTCAATTTTCAAAGCATGATGTATGCTAATATTAAAGATTGTAGAAACAATAAAGATGGAGATTTCATTCGTGGTGACCTTGCCATCCCTCAAAACAAGGGAACTTGTTGGTTTGGTCAACGAGGATATTCTCTTCGTCCTTCTGCTTTGAGTATTATAGGTGGTGACGACCTTTCCAATCATAAGAATCTTGAAAAAATGGACCATAGACCTTCGGCTTATACTAGAATGCAGTCTAGTCATTTAAGTGCTGCTTCAGGTGATTTAGTAGTTGAAAACCAATCTGCTGGTTACACTTCTGCTTTCTTTTAATTATACATACGAAATTGTAAAACTAAACTGTTTTACAATTTAAAATATTTTATATAGCCATTGGTGCTCTAATCGGAGAATGAGGAAAATAACCAATTAAATCAAAATCAGTTTCTTCCATCTCACTCCAATCTTTTAATTTCAAACTGTCATTCAATATCAACTTTGGAAAAGGTCTTGGTTTTCTTGTTAATAGTTCGTTAACCTGTTCTAAATGATTACGATAAATATGAGCATCACCACATGTATAGATAATCTCTTTTGGTTTCATGTTACATTTCAAAGCTAAAATATAGGTTAATACAGTATAGCTTACCACATTGAACACATTAGCAAGAAACACATCATTACTTCTCATATAGAATTGACAACTCAAATGTTTCTCGTCGCCTATTTGCTCAACATAAAACTGTAACAGGATATGACAAGGAACTAATGCTGTTTTAGCAAAATCACTTGGATTCCAAGCTGAAATGACAATCCTTCTTGAAAACGGGTCTGTCTTCAATAAGTTCTCAACATATCTTAATTGATCAAAACCACCAATTACTTCCCTCTCAACTTTACTTGTATCTGCATATTCCTGATTATATTCGGCACCATGATGTCTCCATTGAAAACCATATCCAGCACCCAGAATACCTTCATCATATTCTGTTAAACCTTGTTTATCCAGAAACTCTCTCGATGTATTACCGTCCCAAATATGAACATTTTTATTTTTCAATATCTTCGAATCGGTATCTCCTCTACAGAACCAAAGTAGTTCTTCCAATATGATTCGGAACGGAATTTGTTTTAAAGTCATTAGTGGTATCGATTCTGATATATCAAAATGTAATTGAGTTCCAAATATCGATATTGTTCCAGTTTGAGTTCTATCCTCTCTTGTATTACCAACTGAAAGAATCTGTTTTAATAAGTCTACATATCGATATTCATGACTCCTTCCTGTTCCTTCTTCATATTTCAGAAACCGATATGAATACAGTTTACTTTTAGAGAAATGAATATCTGATATTGTTTTCAGTTTAAATTTACTTGGTAAATGATTTAAGAAAACATTAGGTTCGTTTTCAGGTGAAAATTTAACATCTTTATTATCATGTGTTTTTATGTTGGTAATGTATATGTTTTTTGCCCTATAGATAAATAAGTCATATATCTGACTACCACCTATAACGAACACATTTGGTTTCAAACTGTAATAGATTTCCCAAAAGGTATGGATATCCATAAAATATACTCTATTTTCATCGACTGAATACGGATCGAATATGTTATATAGATGAGTTTTTTTGGTCAAAACGATATTGATACGATTTTCAAGTGGATTTCCAATTGAAAGATATGTATTGTATCCCATAAGGACCACATTCTTATTGGCTTGATTTCCAGTTGTCGTATCCCTGAAAAAGTTCATATCATCTTCAAACCTGAAAAGTAATCTATTGTCTTTACCAATAGCTAATTGGTTTTTATATTGAACCACATTTGCAATAATGTTAATCATTTGTATTTTATTTTTTTAGTTTAAATAATAAATGAAAAACTCTGTTAAAATATGTTTACTTATTTTACTGGTAATTAGTATTATTGGAGTTCTTTACTTTTTATATAAAAAGTCAATTCAAAATAAGACTGCTATCGATAGTTATAAAAAATTATCAATCAGAAAGAGAACCAACTTATCATGTAATGTTTATCTACCAAGCAAAAGTCATGGTTTAGTTTTGGATTCGATTATAGTATGTAATAAAACGAAAAATCTTCCAGCTAAACCGAACTTCATATTTGAAGATTTTGATACAGAGTCATCTCCTAACGAGTTTCTATTCATTAATCTTGATACATCTTTTATCAATAAACTATACGATGAAGATTCTCCTCATTATCTCATGTGTAAAACAAATCAAGCTTACAGTATACTGAAAGCAATGTTTCCATATAAGGAAGTTTCATATGTTGGTTTTACCAGTTTTGATAGAATGAAAGAAGGTTTTGAAATGGATTACAATAAGTTTATTCATATATGCGGTAAATCACCATTCAAAGGAACCTTAAATACAATTAAAGTTTGGATTAAAAATCCTCAATTTCCAGTCTTAAAAGTAATCTGTAATAGCGGATATGAAAAATATATGTCTATGATTGAAAAAGAAAACTGTACCAACATAGAAATTATCACTGATTTTATCAATGAAGAACAGATTGCGGAACTCTACAATACTTATGGTATACATATATGTCCTTCCATTCACGAAGGATGGGGACATTATATAGCAGAAGCGAAGTCATGTAAGGCTGTTGTTTTATACACTAATGCACCATCTATGAACGAAACTTTTACCGACCGCTCTGACGGAATAGCTATTCCGTGTAATAATGAAATAGAAGACTACTCACATAATGGTATATGTCCACTATATAAAGTAACAGTAGAACAAATTGAAACAGCAGTTAAAGTATTATTACAAATTCCAATTGAAAAACGAAAGGAGATTGGTAATAATGCAAGAGAAAAGTTTTTGAAAAATGATACTGATTTTCAATATCGTTTAATAGAAAATATAAAAGGTTCAAAAAAGATACCCAAACAGATTCACAGAATCTGGATTGATAAAAATGAACCATTAGTTAACAGTGTTTTGCCTGATAAATATAACAAGTATATTACGGTATGGAAAGACTACAATAACGATTTTATACATAAGATATGGTCTGGAAAACAGATTTTAGAACTAATTCAACAAAATTTTCCACAATATATCAATTTCTATCTGAACCTAACTCCGTTTATTAAAAAATGTGATTTTGCAAGGTTCATTATAGTCTATGTTCACGGTGGTTTTTATTGCGATATCGATTTCTACTGTAAACGGAACATCTCCTACATTACAGATGGAGGAGAAAACTACTTCGTAAGAGAACCAAAAGAACACTATATTGAAGATAGTGAAATGTTATGTAACGGTTTCTTTGGAGCCTGTGCAAATAACGACTTTGTATTAGGTTGGATACAGAACATGGTTGAAAATCATGAGGTAAAAGATGTTCTTCGACATACCGGTCCAATAGCATTCGATAACTATAGCAAAATGACCAAACATAAAATGCTCCTTGGTAATACATGTGATATCCTTTCGGTAATCAGTTCTTTTAAACTATCATCTGAATGTGATAATTACGACTACGATATTGCTACTTTATGGTTCGACGGAACTGATTGGGATGAATTCGGTACAAAGAGAAACAATGATAAGGTAAAAGTAATGGTTAATCCAATTGATAATACAGATATTATATGGGATATTGAAGACCAATTTGAAATGACATCTGAAGAAAATGTCGCATTTATCGATTTATTCGATAAAGCTAAAAAGTTAAATTCAGGAGGAATCATTATATACAGAGCATATTCAGGCTTTGGTGCAATTGCTTTAGCTATGGCTCTTAAGAAAATAGGCAAACCTAACATTATCGTCTATGCATTTGAAACTGAAAAATCAAACTGTGAACTCATCCAAAAAGCTTCGATACTAAATATAGTTAGCAATATCATCATTATTCGAAATGATTTTATTAATCAATCTTTATATCAACCTGTAGATGATACTAATATTACAAGCTGGAATGACTTTGCAACAAATAAAAAACAAAGAAGATTATATTATACTCCGGATAATCTTTTCAATAAAAACAAACTAGAATCAATATCAATTATATACATAACTGAAAATGCTACAGCATTCTTACAAGGTTGTCAATATATCATAGCAACCTCAAATCCTATTATAATTAAATAAATTAATTTTTATTATATTATAAATGGACTATTCAATATCAGGATTAGTTAACAGCTATAATAACTACAGAGAACATTATGACCCAAATGCTCTTCCAAATGACCCAAATGCTCTTCCAAATTCCGTTCAAAGTGCAAATAGTAATGTAGGAGTTTTTATGGGACTAACAGCTGGTTTTGCTTTAATTCTTATGCTTCTCGCTATTGCTCTATGGGTTGTAGCAATAGTTTTGCTTGTTAAACATTGGGCTATATTGCCGACTTGGGCCAAAGTAGTAGGTTTACTCGGTGTTCTACCTGTAGTTCCTGTTGGACCTGTAGTAACTATAATCGTTGTTTTGGTTGTTAAAAACCAAAAGTAAATTGTAAAACAGTCTAATTGTTTTATAATTTGATTTAATCATTCCCTTTATTTTTCTTACCACAGTTGAGATACAAATGCTCAAACATTATACAGTTGAAATGAAACCTTGTTCCTCTCGGAATCTTGTCACAAAAAAATTTTGATTTTTCTTTCTTACTTCTAACAGAAGTATTATTATCGATAACATTGTTTTCCATTTAATTTTTAATTTGTTTTTATAAATTGAATTATAGTCTCAATACAATAAAGATAAAAATAACATGAAGAAAATTAAGTACTTCTTTAGAAAGAAAACAATTGTAATTCCAATTGGACAGAATGAGAATAAAACAGATCTGAACTTTCGTTCTATTAACTCCGTTTTTCCCGAAAAACAAACAGAGAAGTTACCTAAACTCATTTAGTCGATTAAACAACTCATATTATTTAATTCAAAATTAAATAATACAATCAAATTCTACTTACTCCTTACTCTCATCTACACCAGCAATTCCCATTCTCTCTTCGTGCTTCATGTTCAACTTCGAAATCAAACGAGAGATATCACAACTCTCCTGTGTTCCTTTTACATTCACCGTATGTATCGGGTCAAATCCAGAATCATCGTAAGCCATCTGATATACACGACCGGTCACATCGCGAACTGAACCATCATATTGAATCCTCATATCTTCTGTCAATTTAATAATCCGCCTCTGAATATAACCACTTGTTGCCGTTCCCATCGCCGTATCCGATACACCCTCTCGCCCTGTAGTGCTATGGAAATAAAACTCACGAGGATTCATCCCCTTGATAAACGATGAACTAACAAATCCACGAGACTCATACTCCATCTCAGGTGATATTGCCTTAAAAGGATAATGAGGTAACGACCTCTTCCCATGATTCAAAAACAAAGGAACTCGTTGTCCTTTCAAGTTTTGTTGCCCAATCAATCCTGTAATCTGAGCTATATTGAAAAAATCACCCTTGCTACCAGACTTTACGGTTGAGATATAGTTGTTGTTTGGGCTTAAACCTTCTTTTGCCAACTTCAAGCCAATATCACGAGCTTTATTCAATGATGCATTGATTCTCATCTCACGGATACCATCATGAGTTGTATTTGTCTTGATTGTTTCAGCCTCTAAGAAACACTTGCTGATTACATCTTGAATCTTCTCTTGATTACTTGTTTCCCCTTCTGGTGCCTTTTGAACCAAACAATCTCCAAGTCCAACTGTAAAAGTGCTATTCAACAACCAATTATTTGTCACAAAGATAACTGAATCAATAAATACAGTTGCCTTATCAGGACCATATTCCTTATTCATAATTTGAATCAAAGAGTTGTGACTTGAACTGACTATAGTCTTGTCAAGTGTCCCCTCATATAAAACACCCTTCCAAATCTTAACTGTAGGCTCTTCGGGGTCAATGTTGTTTTTCTTCTCATAGATAAGATCGTTTGGAAGGAACAATGATATCAATCCTTTACCAGTATAAGCATTCACTCTCTTACCTTTCTGTTTCAATACAGTGTTAATCTCCTGAATTCGTGTCAATATTTGATCCGATGACATTTCCAAACTGCAAGCAATATTGAAAAACTTATCTTTCGTTATTTTCTGAAATCCGTTTGTCATTGTATAAGACCCAAGACAGGAATCCTGTACAATCGACATATTTGACTTACTTGATTGAGGTGATATCAAATTATATTTGGCTGCTGCGATTAACCTTAATTCAGCCTGTGATTCTGGTGTTTGTGCAACATGAATATTCATTTCCGTAATCCCTAAAGTTTCCAGAAGGGCCAGACTATACCTTAAGCCTCATCAAGTTGGTTAGACTATCATATGAGACCCATAACCGTCTAGTCGTTGAACTTTCCCCATACTCTACCAAGTCACTGTAGTGTAAACGAGTTTAGGGGCTTAGCTGCGGATTGACCAATCCTTCACATTTTTACCATTGGGTTCGGCTGTTAACCGAGTTCCTTCAATATGTTTCCATATTGAAGTGGTAGTGAAGGCTCTAAGGTGTTTCCCGCAATTTGATTATGTCGCCAATTGTTTCTTCAAATTATAAATAAACTCAATTGCATTTGTTTTGCTTTTATCTAAAGGAATATGGACTCCACCAAAATCAGCTTTAATTCTATCTATATATATGTACCAACCATATTGCTCATTATATTTTTTTAGTGGTCTAATATACTTTTCAATATCATCATCAATATGAGTTACATGTTTAAATTTGACCATTTTTTTATTTTTGTAATAGTTCATAACTCCATTGGACAATCTTTTTTTACTCTCTTCGCTATGTGTAAATTTATGTCCTCCGTTTTTTAAATTGTAACCATACGGATATAAACTGTTATAATGTTTTATATAATATATTTCCCGTTCATCAGACATATTGATATCGCAACATTCTACGAGTTCAACCTTAAAATCATCAACACCATACTTTCGTATAGAATTGTTTAAAAAATGTGACTGGTTTTTCTTACTCGAAAATGCTTCTGATATATGACTTTTGAATCTTCTCTTGTGACCATATGGTCTATATTTTTTATGGTTAAGTATATGAGATACTGCTTGTCCCACATATACCTTGTTTGTTACAGTATTCGTGATTTTATATATTTCGCAATATCTATAGGTTGGTTCATCTAATATTTGATTAGATAGAGTATCGTATTTCAGTTCCATTTATCCTTTGTATTTTATATTTAAATATATTTGAAGAAACAATTGACTAGGAGGTAGCATGCTTTTCACACCTCCTGTTGGGGACAAAATGAATTACATGTGTCTATCCCCATCGAAATCTGCATTGAAAGGCTTATTGATTGCAAGGTTGAATCGTAATGTTTTATGAGGTCGAACCACTACTTCCATTGCCATCATAGATGCTCTGTGTAAAGTTGGCTGACGGTTTAAAAGAACCACATCACCATCAGATAATCTTCTCTCAACAATCCAACCAATATCAATAGGATATTCACGATTGGAATGGATTACATTTTCTATATATTCTCCATTTCGAATCAACTGATCACCAGGTAGTATTTGTTCCTTACCACTAACAACTACAATTCGAGTATCTCCTCTAACAATAATATCATCAGGAGTCAAACGAGTTCCCTTTCGAAACCTCTTCAGATTAATACAAGTCTTACCATCATGTTTAATAAGTGAATTGACCTCACCAGAATTAACCAAATTCTGTAGTTTTACTTTATTGAAAGCAGTTACTCTTTCAGGAACAGTCAGTATATTAGCCATCAACTCGGGAACCGCCAATTGACCCATCTTTAAAGTAGGGTCAGGTCCAATTACTGTTCTCCCTGTTTGGTTACAGCGTTTGCCAAGTAAATTGTTCCGTAGTTGACCGTCTTTTCCTGTTAATCTCTCTTTGATACCCTTGATAGGTCGCCCGTTCGTTGTATGTTTCGCTTTACCAGCACTGTTGTTAAATGTGGTTAAAATACGAAAACGGATAGTTGAAATCAGCTTCTGTTTTTTAGTTTCAATAACATCCCTTTGGGCTTCCTTACTTTCTTCAATAAGTTCAATCAAGTGGTTATTAGCCTTGATAATCTCTATATACTGGATTGTGATATCATCATCGCATGTATTCCCTTCTGCCTTGACAAAAGGTCTGTCACAAGGAGGAATGATAGGTAAACAAGTAATGATGAAGTTCTTAGGATGAGTCAACTTAGGGTCAAAACCAAGGAGCTTAACATCATCGTTAGATATGTTATCAAATACTCTCTTCACTTCATCAGTCGATACCATAATAGATGTCTTGTTCTTGCTCTTGTAGTTGTAGGTCATGTAAATAGCACTCTCCGCAATTGACATTTTGAACTTAGGTTGATAACTTTTGCAATCATCGTGACAACAGATATCAACTTTGGTAATCTTCTCTTGTATTTTTAAGAATCGGTTTTCACCTTTAGCCCTGTTCAATTTCAAGAGGTAGATTTGCTCCTTCGTCAATATGAGTCGAAAGCATTTAAAACAGAAGCAGTTCAAAAAGCTAATGACTCTCTTATAATACAAGGGGTGAATAATAGGTTCTGCCAACTCTATATATCCAAAGTGTCCAGTACATACGAGGGCACTCTCATTACATGTTTCGCAATTCTGATGAGAATCAGTTGTGCCCATTCGAGGGTCGTATACCGAACCGTAACCTAACTTTTTCGGGTTGTCGATTTTGCACACAGACATATTCATAATCTCTTCGGCAGAGTATATTCCGAAGTTAATTGATGCTATTTCTTTAATATCAGTCGCCATTTCTTACTTTTTGTTTCGATTCACTTTATATTTCAATTTAAAATTATCACTAAAATTATGGATTGTTTCAGTTTAATTTTAAAAAAAATGATTATTAAAAAATATCAATATGAAAATCAGGTTATCATAATGTCTAATAAACAGAATATCAATATGATTATGAATATCGAATATGTTTTGAAATTTAAACAATTCGTGGACATATGTTTTGAAAACGATAAATCAGTTCAAGTTGCAGTTCGTTTTCATTGTGGTTCGCAACACTCTACTTATTGCGAACCTATAGATGAAAAAATAATGATTGAGATCAGTCAAGAATTTTTATTTATGGTTCGCGAGAACATGATTCAACTGACTGATGAAAAAGTTAGATTTAATAAATGGGAATTCGGAAACTTAGGATCCATATGGACAGATATTGAACCAACAAAATATGGTGTTGATTTCATTAGATGTTCAGTTCAAAGTAAAAGGATTTCGAAAGACTGGTCTTATGGAAAATTTCCTTATTGTATCATCATTATAGCGGAAAAGATAAAAACATGCTATGGTGATTTTGTCTTGACTCCCGAGCTAGAAAATGAGTTACCTCCATTGGAAGAGTTTACTGACGATGAAAATTGAGCATCATCCTAATAACTAACTAACACTAACATTTACAATTTATATGTATTTCATATAAATTCAAACACTAACACACTATTAAAATTTATATGTATTTCATATAAATTCAAAGACTATATTCTAATTTACTCGTTAGTTTACTCATTAGTTTACTCATCGTTAGTTCAATATAATTCTATCTCAGTAAAATAGTTAATAACATTCCTAAATGGTTCAATATACTCAGCCCTCACATGTCCAAATTGAATACTAGTTGTGAAAATCTTCCTGTTAATTCCAAGTTGCTCACACAGTAAATCAAGTTCTATTAATTTCGAATGGAATTTCACAGTATGAATAAACCTCCATTCTCTGCCTCCGTTGTCTCTCCATGGTTGTCGTTCTTTTACTTTCTCTCCAATAGGTCCAATATAACCAACTAGTTTATCTCCCTTTTTGTTATTTACCAATATGAATCCAGTCTTGTTTTTACCAATATTTTTATTACATCCAACAAGATGATGTTCAACTCCAATTTCATAATCTCGAATTGATGATTGAACAGCACTATATTCATCGGTATATCTGAATACAAAAATATTGGACTTAGTCATAGTCATATCTTCCTTCATTTCATTAGCCATTTATACACACCTGATTACAGCTTCTAAATAAGCTGAATAATCATTTTTTTACTGTTGAGTTGTTATTCAATTTGAATAATAACTAAATATAAATCTATTCTTCTTTGTTACTCATCTGTATCACTTTCCTCTAAAGATTCAATAGACTCCATGGATTCTTTTAGTTCTTCAAGTTTTTTCCTTTCCTGTTCAAGCTGTAATCTCTCCTGTTTGATTTTCTTTAGTATCCGCAGTCTTTTGATGTTCTCCTTCTTCATCTCCTCTAATTTAGCTTCTGATTCAACCGAACTTTCTATCTCTTGTTTCAACCTGATTACAGTCTCTTTTTCAGCTTCAAACTCTGTCTTTTCTCTCTTGAACGATTCAACTTGTTGTTCAAGCTCAATTTTCTGCCTCATAATATCGTCGTGAAATCTTGAATTTCCTGATACAAAGTAAAAGGGATTTTGTTCGAACTTTTTAATCAGAGAATCAAGCTCATTCATAAAACTATCGAAACCATCCGGAGTTAAGTTTAAGTTTGCACCAGAGTCTGATTTCGAAGGTAATAATTTCAATATATCAATTATAACTTGTGGTATATCCATATTATATTTGTTTATATACATTCGACATATTGTTGTATTACATGAAGAATTTTCAGATCGAAACTTAATTGTTACAATTCTATTTTTTAATACATAGATAAAATTATCAGATGTAATACAACCGTTATGTACATGTATGTATGTATGTATTCTGGTCATATATATTAAATCTCCATCGTGAACCTGTTTATTTTTAAGTTTAAAAAAGTTAGAGTCATAGTCATCTCTAACTCCTTCCTTTGAATTATTATATATCCAAAATCCGAGACGAGTATGTGATGATTGTCCAAAATTAGGTGGCCACTGTCGAACCTTTTCTTTAAAAGCTTTATCGAAATCTCCTTCAATATCGACATGTTTCTCTACCGAAGAATTATAAATGTATCCAGACATCTTTTGATGAACATCGTTTAAAATCAAACTTGTGCTCGTCTCGATTATCTTCTTGAAAGTAGTCTCGTAAGCTTCATCCAAAATAGAGGTGATGTTCCCTTTAATAAATTTCGCATACTTTTCAGTATCAAAACGGTTTAGGTCGTCAGTATTATTAAAATATGATAATTCAGATTTGCTTTCAGTATTCATTATTCCTTCTGAATTACAATTTAAAATTATAGTAAAATCAATTTTAGATATTTTAAGTTGTTATTCAATTTGAATAATAACTAAATATAAATTACTGCTAAATTAAATTTTAGTAATTTATCGTGTGAATTTCAAACTGACCATTACAATTGTCATAAAACATATATTGAACTGTAAGTCCCTTGTGATTCTCAAAAAATGATTCAGGTCGATTTAATATTGATTTTAGTATACCGAATAATAACTTATGTCTCTTATCAAGGTCAAGACATACCTCTTCTGTTTTACTCTCTTGTAATGAGTATCTGTCTGGATTGAACCTGATAAAATGAACATTCTCACCATAGTCCTGATGTATCGATATCATTCTCATTTGCTCACATTCACATGGGTATGACTTATGTTGATTCTCATCGTTTTCAATTATAATCACTCCGTAGTTAGTTTGAAACACAAAATCAGGTCGTTTCTTTGAACAACCATCGGAAGCTGTTCTATCGTTTATAAATTGTAAATTTTTAGAAGTTAGAAACTCCGTCATTTTATTCTCAGTGTACTTCACACGAGTCAAGTGAACCCGAGAACAAGCAAGGAGACACTTCCCTTCTTCATCGCAAATCAATTCAGTCAGATTACAACTAACACATGTTGATGTTAGTTCTGAGCGGTAATCAGAAGGACAATGATTATCACAATATTGAAACTGTCTATTTCCAGTTTCAGAATGAGTTGCAATTCTCCTACATTTTAAGTTTTTACAGTTGGTAACCTTCCATTCAGTTTCTTTATTACGATGATTAGAGCAATGTATTCTACCGGTTAAATGTGAACCATATTGTATATTCAATTTTTCACACCCATCCTTGCTACATTTCTTACTTATAACATCTCTCATCCCTTCCTTCTTATGAGCATCACAATATAATCCTTTATTTTTTTCAGTTCCAAAGGAACATCGTATTTGACAGCCTTCTTCTTTACATAAATTATGCATAACATCTCTCATCCCTTCCTTCTTATGAGCATCACAATATAATCCTTTATTTTTTTCAGTTCCAAAGGAACATCGTATTTGGCAGCCTTCTTCTTTACATAAATTATGGGTAACATCTCTCATCCCTTCCTTCTTATGAGCATCACAATATAATCCCTTCCATTTCTCAGTTCCAAAGGAAGCTCGTAATCCACAGCCTTCTTCTAAACATGTTTTATTCACAACATCTCTCATCCCTTCCTTCTTATGAGCATCACAATATAATCCTTTATTTTTTTCAGTTCCAAAGGCAGGTTGTGAAAAACAGCCTTGTTCTAAACATGTTTTATTCACAACATCTCTCATCCCTTCCTTCTTATGAGCATCACAATATAATCCTTTATTTTTTTCAGTTCCAAAGGAAGGTTTTTTACGACAACCAATTTCTCTGCATCTTCCAACAGAATACATTTTAATATGTATACAGCAAACTCGTTTCCTATCTTCTCTTAATAGTTTAGACCTATAACGACAAGGTTCTCCAGTTTTCCATACAATTTCTTCACAAATTTCAGGTTCTAATACAGTTGCCATTTTATTAATTGAAATTAAATTTGTTTCTAATTCAATTTAATCAAAATAAATTAAGTTGTTATTCAATTTGAATAATAACTAAATATAAATCTATTCTTCTTCCCCTTCTTTTTGTTCATCATCATCACTAGGCATGTTAATGAGGATACTATCCTCGTTGTCTCTAATTGTTCTAATTCTATATCCTCTCCACTTACCTGCTACAGGAATACCCCATAGCTTCTCAAAATATTCTTTCACATCATTTTTTAAAGGGATAGACATATTTGGAAAACCTTCGTGATACCAACTCTTAAACTGAGCATATAACTCCATAAGTGTAATTGAAGCTCCTTCAGCTTGAATAACACACTCTTCGACATACTGTCTGTATATATCATTCTGTTTTCTGTAAATCTCTGTTGCTTCTCGAACCTTTGGAGGATCTATTCTGACAGTAACCTTTTTCCTCCATTCCAAAAGATACCAAGCAAAAGCTTCCAACATCTTCGGAATCTTATCTGAGAACTCAGAATCACGGGGAAATCGTTTTTGAAGCAATTGTTCTTCAAATGTTTCAGGGCAATCTTCACCTGCCCTTACGAAAGTCGATTCAAAAGGGATAACACGAATACGGTTCCATGTTGCTTGATCTGAGTGTTTCAACTTCGGTAAAGTATTACAAATAAAGGTAAGCATGAACATAGGTTTAATTTCCCGAGATTCTTTCCCCTTTTCAAACAAATCACGAGCAAAATACTTGTCATTACCGCTTAATTTTTTCAGGTAACCAATATTCAATTCTTCGTTCTTATCAGGTTCTTCCATTGTGGCACTTCGAACGGGTGGACATGCCCGTGCTAGCTCAGGACTTGCTGAGCCTAAATTTGTCTTTTTACCTGTAAATAGATTAGTGTCAAACTTAACACTTAAATCACCAAGCATTTCTTCAAGGATGTTCTGTGTGATTGATTTACCGTTATCACCTTCACCTGTCCAGAATAGAACTACCTTCTGAGTGTTACCACCAACGAAAATATCAGAATACATATCAAGAAAGTAAGTTCGAACTGACTTATCGGGGAAAACTTTCATTAGGAAATCAGTCACAAATTCAAGTTCTTTATCAGCCATATCGTAATCTTTATAGTTAATTGGAAGACATTTACTAACATAATCGTCAGGTCTTCCATCCCTAAAGATGTTTAGTTTCAAATCGTATACACCATTTTTGAAACCAATGATATACGGATTCTGGTCCAGTCTATCTTTAAACTTACGGTTATAAAATACTTCCATCGCTTCGTTCATGACATTGTTTTTGAACGGAGCCGATTTGCAGTTTCCATACATTTTTTGAATTGTTTTTAGTTTAGATTTTAATGATTCTTCATCTGCTTTATCTTCTTCATTTGCCATCTTTTGCCAGATTTCTTGTCCCATTCTACCAAAACGAGATGCAATACAAGATGAAATCTTTTCTCTCAAGAATACACCGCACTCAATAGGTTCCCACTTATGTCCTCTAAACTGAAACCATGCTTTGTTCGGAATAGAAGCACAAACAAATACATCTCCAAAGTCTTCGTAGAGTGCTTTAGCGATATCGTTATGAGAACCGTTTAGTGAATCTTTCAAATGGTTCTGAGATCGTTCCAGTTTAAATTTTTTATATTCTTCAGGACTGTCTTTCATTGCTAAATAACGAAGGGTCCCTAGTGTAGGACCCTCTTCTTTTGCAATCATTCTTTCCCATTGGTAAATACATCCTGATTCATCATAAGATTCTTCTGCCCTCGAGGAGAACTCAAGCCATAAGTCAAGTGCTTGATTACATCCTTCTCCAATATTATATAAAGTAAAACCAATATGAATCCATTCATTATAATCTACCGCTCTCTGCATAGAAAGCAGAGGTAACATTTTCGCTGCAATCGCAAGTTCTTCTTCAACTGAAACTTTCAATGGTTTTTCCGTTCCATTATCTCGTTTCCTCTCTTCTCTGATCTTTTCTTTTAAAGGTAAAACCAAGTTGTTTTTCAGTTCCAAATTGTCTCTACCATAAGGAAGAATAGATAAGATACGAGGTAGATAATATTCTACTTTGTTACGGATGTTAATCCGTCTCTCGTTGTTATCAAAAATTTTGTAATGTTTAAAAGCATCTTCCAAACTGATTTTTTCTGAACTTGCATTGTAGACATAAGAAACCTTATAAGGGTCCATGTCTTCTTGTTTTCTACTTCCGTAGAGTAACCAGGGGACTGAACAACATTGTTTATCAATAGCAACAGATGAATCTTCAAAACCAAGATTCATAAATACATTATAATCTTTCACCATTTTTAAAACTCTTGGAATCAAATGAACCTCTTGATCAACCTTATTTAGAAATGTATTTGGAAAATGCAGATGAAAACCATTCTTAATATATACTTGTTCGCCAACATCCAAGTAATAAATTGGTTTTTCAAGCACAATGCAGGTTAAATGTTCATCGCTACATTCTTCTACAATTTGACGAAGAATGCTTTGATATATCTGCACAATAGTCAATACTTGCTCTTCTGTGTAAAGATGTTCACCATATGATATTGTTTCATCATCTTTCAACTTCAAATCAATATCAGCAAGAACTGGAATATACTGCTGAGACTTTTCGGCTATACCGATAATTGGGTCTTCTTCATTTTTAAGCTTGTTGCAGTATAACTCCCAGAAGGTTTCAATATCATTCCTGTTGAATTGGAATCTTCCAACAGGATTAATCATAGATACATGAGTATGGTAAACTCCATCAACATAATGAGTTCTTAATATTTGTTCAATTGATGAATCCATTTGTCTTATTTAATTAACTATATAAATCTTTTTCTTCATTTTTAATTTAAGAAAAATCATTTTATTAAAAGCAATCTAAAAAGATACTGTAACCAACGATGTTATTTCTATTTAAAAGTTATGTTTTAACAACTAAAGTATAAAATGGAACGAGATAATGTCAAATATACAGTTGATCATTCGACTGAAGATTGCGAAGTTAAAGAATTTGTTAATATATCATATGAAAATGTAGATGAGACTACTCAAGAAGATACTCCTCTGTTAGATACTACTACTCAAACCGATACTACTCAAGAAGATACTTCTCCAGTAGAGACTACTACTCAAACAGATACTACTCAAGAAGATACTCCTCCAGTAGAGACTACTACTCAAGAAGATACTACTCAAGAAGATACTACTCCAGATACTAATCAAACCGATACTACTACAGAAGATACTACTACAGAAGATACTACTTCAGAAGAGACTACTGTATGCGGTCGTGTATCATGTTTAGCTACTAATGAGCTTGGTGAAACTCATATTGATTCTGAAGTTGAAACAGATATCGATGATTATCTAAATTGCTTATATATTGTATCTGTTGATAAAGAACCTAAATTTGCCTTTGATTCAAAAGCAAAAGCAATGAAATTTATGGAGATGAAAGCTTTTGACATTGCTGACCATTGTTATGAACATGATAGCTCAATTCAGTCTGTTTTTGTTAGTATGAATGATGACGAAGAAAGTTATTGTGTAACAGCATATTATAAGTTTATGGTTGTCCAATATGAAACCGTATTACATACTTTGAACTGTTTTTCTGTTCAAAAAATTGTATTTTAAATCAATTGTAATTTATATCTTAAGATATAAATTCCTTTAAGTAGAACCTTTATTTAATTTAAAGCAACATATTTTGTAAGTAAATGCCGAAAAAAGAAGTGAGAGTAATAAAAGTCCCTGTAGATAGGGTAATTAGTGAATATCCACAAGATTTTCCAAAGATGCCTAGATTATATTTAGAATTACTTGAAAACAAGGGTAAAATTAAGCAGGATTTAATAAATAAAGAACATAATCCTGAATCTCTTTCACCATCTAATGAAATTTCTCATGAATTTGAGGAAAATGCATTTATCAGACGAAAATCAAATGATAATATTAATGAAAAATGGAAAAGCGAAAGTGACGAGGAAAGATTTAATAGAAATAAATCAAGTAGAGATGAGGATGAAAGATTTGATCGAAAGAAATCAAGCAGAGATGAGGATGAAAGATTTGATCGAAAGAAATCAAGTAGAGATGAGGATGAAAGATTTGATCGAAAGAAATCAAGTAGAGATGATGATGACGATGACGAGGATGATCATAGAAAGAAATCAACTAGAGATGACGATAATAGTGATATAGGTAGTATAGAAGAAGATAATGAAACAAAGTCTAATTTTTCATATAGAAGTTCTGAGAATCTTTCAGTTCGTTTAAAAGACCTATTGGATGATGTATCCGATATTAATAGCGAAGACAGCTTTAATTCTAGACGAGAAAACTTCAGTAAAAATAACGATAAATACACAAGGAAACGAGATGATATATATAATAGAAAACCACCAACTCTAGGTGAACTGCAAAAGAGAGGAGCATATACTCAATCGAAAGAGTTAAGGGATATTAATAATACAACTATATCAGATGTTAACGAGGAGGATAAAAAACGAGAAATGCTGTTTAAATTTGACCTATTAAGAAAATCATATCCAACAGCAATTATACCTGAATATAATATCCACACTGATTATCAAGTGATGGTTAAATCATATGAAGATTGTGTTAGACGATTATCACTTGATTCTTCGGTTGAAACATATAAGACTTATTTAGTATACGGTTTCATGGGTTGTGAATTTGTGTTTGGAAACTTTTTAAAGTTCGATATGGAAGGCTTTACTCAACAACAAATTCTCAATATGAATTCATATGAGAAACTGTTAATTGAACTCGGAGAAAAATCTTATGTTCCTTCAGGGTCGAAGTGGCCTGTAGAAGTGAGATTGTTTTTTGTTGTTATAATGAATGCTGCCTTTTTTATAGTTAGCAAAATGATAATGAAAAAGACTGGTTCGAATATAATGAATATGATTAATAATATGAATAGCAAAGTTCAACAGACAACATCAGTAAAAAAGCCAAGGATGAAAGGTCCAAATATTGATATGAGTGACATGCCTGACATTGAACAGCAGTCTTCTTCAGTATAATATCGAATTATTATTTGAAACCAAATAATAATTAAAATCAAAAAATCTTTTGCTTAATAAATGCCACCGAAAGTTTACAATTGTGATATTCCTAAATCTGCTTGTGAAAAATCGTCAAGCCTCACGAAAGCAGGTATTATTGAACTTGCTCTAAAATGCAAAGCTATAAAGACTGCTGAAGAAGGTGCTTCTATGTCTAGAAAAAAGTTATGTGAACTAATCGAGAAAAAAGGGGGAGAAGGAGCTGCTGCAGCTGGACCTTCTCCTAGACCACAATCTCCTAGAACACCGAGTCCAAAATCAGGAAGGAGATCTCTAAGTTGTGATATTGTTACGGATTCAATTTGCAAGAAGCTTAAAAAAGATGAACTGGTTCAACTTGCTCTTAAATGTAAAGTTATAAAAAGTTTAGCAGTAGGTAATTCAATGAGTAAAATTCAACTATGTGATTTACTTAAGAAAAGACCGAGTCCTCCGCCTTCTCCTAGACCACCGAGTCCTAAACCACCGAGTGGTAGACCAACGAGTCCTAAACCACCGAGTGGTAGACCACGATCTCCTAAAATAGGAAAACGGTCTCCAAGTTGTGATAATGTTACAGATGCAGACTGTAAGAAGATGAAAAAAGAGGAACTAGTTCAGCTTGCTCTTAGATGCAAAGTTGTAGAAAATAAAACTAAAGGTAATTCAATGAATAAAAATAAACTTTGTGATTTACTTAAGAAGAAACCATCTCCTGCTCAACCTAGACCTCCACAGCCTCCACCTCAGCCTCAGCCTCAGCAAGGAGCTCGTGTCTTTTCAAAAGAATCTATCGAAGAAATAGAAAGATTGATGGTTTCTAATACAACGAAAAGACAATTGAAAGAATTAAATAAATCTGAACTGAATGAAATTGCTCGTAAGCTAAAAATTAAAACACAAGACAGAGATGTAAATGATATTGTAAATGATATTGTAAATGTTGTCGTTTATTATATTAATACATATGTTAATGCAGGTCAAGTACCTCCACAATCACCACCTCCTCAACCTCAACCTCAACCTCAACCAGAATCTCCTAAATCCAATGTATGTTATAAGGGAATGACAAAGGCTCAACTTAAGTCTGCTAAAACCAAACTGTCTGATTTGAAAGCATATGCAGATGAACTTGGTATAAAAGGTGTTAACACCAAATCTCTCCTAGCAGAATATATCTGTGCAGCAGGAACAAATGATCGTTGTTCGGCCGATAACAATAACTGTGATGTATATTGTGATATTACTAATGGAGTTTGTGTACCTGAAATTGTGGGTGAACAACAGGTTGCTAACTCGTCTGGAAATTATTCCATGTTTGAACATGCTGGAAAATCTTATATTGGTAGCAATGATGCGATTAAAAAATTGAAAGATTCATTAGCAGGTTCTCCGGAAGTTCCTGCAGCTGGGAGAGTTTGTGTTAATGATATGACTAGATTAGACCTAGAAGACTTAAGTACTTCTGATTTGAAAAACTATGCATCGCAGATGGGAATTGATATGAAAAATGTAAAAAGCAGAAGTGTGATTCTTGATTACCTTTGTTCTGACTCTTGTCAAAACTTAATGTGTGGTATGGGTATGGTTTGTGATCTTGAAAATAACAGATGTGTAGGAGAAGAAGCAAAAAAGTATATGGTTGACAATATGAATTTTATTCAAACTAAAATTAACGGAATGAATGTTATTGGAAAGCAGTCTGGTATTGATAGATTAAGAAATACATATAAAGTACCTACACCGGCACCTGTACCTGTACCAGAACCAGTACCGGCAGGTGAACCTGAACCGGCAGCACAAGCAGGAGCACAAGCAGGTTCACCTGAACCTGAACCGGCAGCACAAGCAGGAGCACCATCTCCATTTGCTTCTCCTTCTACTAATCTATCAGAAGATGATATTGAAAATATACTTGATGATATTACTGAAGGACGAAAACCCACAAAACTTCAGCAATTGTCTGATGTTGAGAGAAGTATACTCCAATGTCTTGGTATTTTATAGATATTTATCATTTAATAAATAATATTGACTTTATTAAATGGCAGGAATTTATAAGAAAATAAAATGCGATAAGAGAAGACAAAATACATTTAATCCGACTGAATATCAGTCTTCTGTCATGAACTATTTTGTGTATGAGTCGACATATAAAGGGTTATTGCTTTATCACAAACTAGGTGCTGGAAAAACCTGCACATCAGTTTTAATTGCGGATGAAATGTTAAGAACAAATAAGATAGATAGAGTTTATGTACTTACTCCTGGTTCTTTAAGAGTCAACTGGATAGATGAATATTGTAAAAAATGTGGAGATAATTTTATATCTTCAAATTTTATTTTTATGACTTACAATTCAAATTTGAAACTTGTTTTAGATAATTACAATTTTGATAGAAGTTTGGTTATAATCGACGAAGCACATAATATAATGAATGGTGTGAGAAATTTAAGTGATAATGCATTAGCAATTTATAAAAAAATATATGAATCTAATTGTCGGGTTTTGCTGTTAACAGGTACACCTCTGGTTCAGTATACGAATGAATGGTCTCTGTTAGGCAATCTGTTAAATCCTGGTGTATTTAAAAGTATCCTTCGATACGATAACCATAAGCCTTCTATTTACGAAGATGCATTCATCCCAAATGTATCTAATAAAGATTATCAAGGCATCGTATCATATTACCCTGGTGATAAAAAATTATATCCAACTACAATTTATCATAATCCTATAAAATGCAGGATGAGTTTGAAGCAGTTTAAGAGATATAATGGTGTAATCGAATTTGAAAAACTAACAATTAACCGTGGTCCTCCTAAACGATTTGACCCTGATTATGCTTCTAAACATATGAACTTTATAAGATGTATTAAAAGGATATCATCCCGCGGAGTTTCTAATTTTTATTCTGATTATAAGATTATATCGAAGTACAATATGAAATTAAATAGGATTGAATATCTAAATCTGCTTGAGTCTAAGTATAATAAAGATAGAGATGAATATCAAAATCATCCCAATTTTGAATTGATAAATAGAGCATACGATGTTGAAATGGAGATTATCAATAGGGTAAGAACAATTTATATTCAGGATAAAGATATGATGAAGAATGGTATTACTGATCTTCATGATAATCACGAACTAGAATCTTGGATAAGAGATAAAGAGATAAATGTATTGAACATTATATTAAATCAATTGAAAAGACAAGGTGTAAATCTTAATTTCTCTTTTATTCTAAATTTTGATAACCCTATTATTTTAAAACAATTAAACTATTATTTTATCGAAATGGGTGATGATGAGGGTGTTGGTTATGAAGAGATGAAACTTGACAAATACAACACAAACTGGATTGATGATGGTTTAATTAATGTATATCCGAATCTTTTGTTTGAACTGTCTCCCAAATATCTTGCAATCTTAACATGTATAGTTTCTCGTTTAAAAACGAAACATGTTGTCTTTTCGTTTTTTAAGACTGGTATCGGTATAGAAACATTGGGAAAATTACTGGGTAAATGCGGAATATCATATGGTATATTTAGCGGTGATATTGATGATAAAGAAAGACGACGAATTATAGAAGTATTTAATTCAGTTGAAAATCGAAATGGAAAGTTAATGAATGTGTTATTTATTACTGAAGCTGGAGCAGAGGGTATTTCTCTGTTGGAAGTAAATAACATGCATATAGTTGAAAGTTCGACTCGTGAACATAAAATAACTCAAGCTATTGGTAGAGTAGCTCGTATATATTCTCATGTCAATATGCCACAGGATAGACAATATGTTAATGTATGGAGATACTGGTCTACTCCTCCTTCTGAAGAGATTTTAAGAGAGGATAAAAAAGTAGAAGTTACAATAATACAAGGGCAGAAAATGGTACAAGCCAGTCCAATAATTTGCATTGATGAAAAGTTATATATGGAAGGTCAAATGTATGAACAAGGTAAAAATGTCTTTCTTGAAAAGGTCATTCAAAATGCAATTGAAGTTGTTAGTCCTAAACCTGAAGATATGCCCAATGTAACTAATTATGCTTACAAACTCGATGGTTTATCGACTAGATTCTATGATGTCGTTGATAAAAGGTTTACTGAAGTCGATTTTAGTAAACCGAATACTTATGCACTGCTTCCGTTCACAACTTCAACTATAAAAATGCCTGATGAATCAAGGAATTTTCTCAATAGATTCCCAAATATAGAGAGAATGTCAGGATATTACAGAGTTCCTCATGATAGGATATGGTCTAACTTAGAGACTAGAAATGAACCTGGTTCTTATATAATTGTTAATAACAAAAACATTCATGTCATATTTGCTTTTGTACAACAGAGTCTCAAGGTTCCAAAGAAGGTAATAGATCCACTTAACCCTGATAGTGAACCTGAAAAGTATAAAGATAGATTTATTAATATCGAAAGGGTATTAAATAATCTTGTACTTGAATTACCGATCGGTTCAACTATAACTATACCATCTTCAATTGGAACTAACGGGGAAAAAGCATTCATGAATATCATACATGATATTGTAAATGAAGTAGCGAAAACGAATACAGGTATAAAGTTCGTACTGTATCTATTGTAAAATATTATTTTAAATTATCACAAATTTAAAATATCAAGCTGTAATCAATTTACAGTTTCAATAAAACTAATCAGCTTATCAATATCTAACTTCTCACAAAGAGGAAGCCCATACGAGCTTACATAATCAAATAAATTTTTTTGTATTGTAAAAGCAGTCTGTATTAAATGACTTTCATATTCGAGTTCCATTTCAGTTCTATTTTCATTATTTTCTTCACTATCACATGTTTCATCATCATTATCGTCATTCATATAATTAAACCCATCTACAATCTTCTTTTTATTCTCTTTATTCTCTTCCATTTTATAATTATAATAATTATAAAATAATTTTTAAACTCATATTGATTTCATTTCAATTATTAAAGATTTCTATCGATAAATTTCGATGAAGATTCAAAAATCATCCTGCAAAACAAGTTAAAGTATTCATCTATAATCAAGTCTGTCTCAGGAAAGTTTATATTCATATTATCGATAAAGATACAATACATATCATCTAGTTCGCTCTCATAGTGCTTTTTCCACTTTTTAAATGATTGGAGATCGCAAGTATTATGAGATATATAATTAGGTCTTACAGTCTTCTTTGGTTTAGAACGGGAAAACATCTAATAAAAATAGTTGGAGTTTATTATCTAGGCTTTTTTTTTTAAGCTTGTATCAATTTCAATTATTTCCTCTTCCTCTTCTTTTTCTTCTATTTTAGGTCTTGCGGGACTTCCTTGAACTAATTCATTTAGCTCGTTTAGTATCTCTTCATCGAGATTTTCTTCCTCTGATTCCTCGTCAACAGTCTCTACTATAGGAGCATGAGTTATCTTTCTTTCAGCTTGAGGTTCAATTCGTTTTTCCGCTTTCTTTCTTTCACCTTGTGTTTCAATTCGTTTTTCTGTTTTCTTTCTTTCACCTTGAGGTTGAGGTTGAACTCTTTGCACAACTTGAGGTTGAATTCGAGATCCAACTTGAGGTTTTGTTCTTTTTGTTTGAATAGGTTCATAATGATATTCTTCTATATTATCTTCTTTCATATTTCTTGCTTTTGCAACCAGAGAAGATAATATGAGCTCATGCCGATGGAGCTCGTATTCCTGAGTCGAAAACCTCGTTTGAAACTCATTGATTGATTCCTGTTGTGTTTCCAATTTATTTTCAAGTTCTTCAATCATTTTCATAAGTGAGTTGTTTTTCAGTTTAAAATAAACAGCTAATCCTGAAATAACAACTACTTCAGAAGCGATATGAATTATCTGTTTTTTGTCCATTTATCTAAAATATGCTTCGTTTTAAGCAAAGAATCATCCTAATTGAAGTTATAGTCGAATATGATTATTAAACTTGATACCCTTTTTTGAGAAGTTCTAACTTGAGAAAGTTATATATCTTATCATTTTTAACCGTATAAGGAACTTCAATCAGATTGATTCCTGTTTCTTTACACAGTGCTCGTTTCATAAAGTCTCGATACTTCTGGTTTAAAAAGTGTTCATTGTTCTTATGAAAGTAAGGGGTAAATTTATAGTGTTGAATACCATTATATTCAACCGCTAATTTCAAATCTGAATTAAAGCAATCTAATTCCAAATTGAAATTATTACCGGTAACCTCGTTCCTTAAGAAGTCAGGTCTTGCTTTATTAAAGGGTTGATTGAATAGATGTTGTAGAACTCTCCTGCATTCCTGCTCACCTTTGCTTTCACCAAAAGAGTTAGAACTATTTTGAAACGAATTGGAATTCAGTTTGATATTTCCAATTTCTGGTTTATTTATGTTATAATCAAAAAATTGTCTGTTAGACCATGTTCCTTTTCTACCTTTCCACCAGTTATATATTGAATAGCAAATTATAAAGAAAATAGCAAGGACGACTAATCCTTCGAAACCATATTGATCCCATACTTGTTCTATTTTTTTGAATATCGCTAACATAGTGTTATTTACTAATATAAAATATGAATTTATAAATCTATAATCTATATGATAAATGGAAGTTGAATTGAACAGATGTTATATCCGTAGTAATAAAACTCAGGGTTGGATTCAAGGTCGTCTTCATCATCAAATTGCTCTTCAGGCTTTTATTGAAATAAGAGAATCTACTAATCGTATCGAAGTTCCTCGTGAGGATGGAGGAAACTTTATAGCCCATTTTCAGCACATTAATGACAAACTATCGCAATATGTTGATGAGTCTGGTAATAGGGTAGATATTATGATATGTAAACCTACTGACTTCATTTTGGAGAACCGAATGATCAAACGGGTAACCGATACTGGAATAGCCAGTAACTATATTCGTTTAAATAATTTTATTAATCAAGATACATTTCATATTGGTTGTTAATAAATTCAAAATTTATAAAAGATTTTCTTTTATAAATGGAAAAATATAGTAATTACGAAGATACGATTACTGGTCTCCAAAACGAAGTGAGCAAGTATTCATTTAATAATAATATGAACAATGATATGATAGACCAGAATGCAGT